AAGAAGACGTGGGAGGATTTAGTTAAAGATGTTTCTGAAAAAGAATTAGAAAGCGGAAAGAAGGATTTAAAGTTTTTAGAATATGAAGTAAATGAACCAGCCATTCCTGAAGATGAAAAAGAAAAAATAGAAGAAGAGAAAAAGGTTGGTAAGAGTCTTTATGAACAATAATATTGATGTTTCAAAATTAAGAGATCCAAGATTTTATTTGGAAAATTTTTGTAAGGTTAAGCAGAAAGGTGGAGGTTTAGTTCCTTTTAAACTAAACGAAATGCAGAAAGATCTTTTTAATACTTTAAATAAAAATAACAGGGTGATGAGTCTTAAGGCTCGCCAATTGGGAAGCAGTACCGGCGTGGCTGGATATTTTTATGTCAATACCATTATGAACACCGGTATGACCACAGCTCTAATTGGTTATAATACAGATTTGGCTGCTGATTTTTTAGATAGAATTAAAACTTTTTATAGAAGTACACCAGCGGAAATAAGACCAACTATCCAATATAACTCTAAATATGAAATATCGTTTCCTAAAATGGATTCGAAAATTCTTATTCTTCCGTCTATTGAAAACGTTGGTAGCGGATATTGCATAGATCAATGTTTGGTTTCTGAGTTAAGTAAGTGGGATAAGGCGGAAGAAAAGATGTCCTCGTTATTACCGGCTATTCCCTTAAATGGTAAATTGATAATTGAGACGACCCCACATGGAGCCGGAGATATGTTCCATAGAATGTGGATGGATGATAGCAACGGATTTATAAAGAAAAAATATGGTTGGTGGTGGGGATATTCGCGCAAGCAGATCGAAGAAATAAAACGAGGATGTTCTCCTGATTTCTTTAATGAAAACTATGGATTACAATTCCTTGCTGGTGGGCGAGCGGTATTTGAACAATCTATTCAGGAAAAAGTTAGAAGCACTATTTTGGAGGTTGGAGATATCAATAATTTTATAGCAGAAGAATCGTTTAAAGTTAGAGAAGAAGAGGGGTGGACCATATTTAGAGATCCGAAATCTGATGAAGTATTCGTAATGGGAAACGACGTGGCCGAAGGTGTCCGCGGAGGAGATTATTCTTATGCCACAATTTTAAATAGAAAAACTGGAGAAGAAGTTGCTTTTTATCGAGGACAAGTTCCTCCCGATGTGTTTGGAGAAATATTAAATAAATGGGGAAGAAAATATAATAATGCGTTGATGGTTGTTGAATCTAATAATCATGGAATATTAACAATAAATATTTTAAAAAAATTATCCTATCCCTCTCTTTATTTCAGACCCTCTAAACTAGAAACGATTTCTTTGACGTATACGGACAGAATAGGATGGAGAACTACGGGAGCTAACAGGGGTTATTTGATAGATGATTTCGTTAGATCGTTAAGAGAAGAAAATCTTGTTTTTCATAGTAAAATTTTAGCAGATGAAATGTCGGTATTTAACTATGATGATAACGGAAATATGCAACCGAGAAAAAGTTTTCATGATGATTCGATCTTCGGAAGTGCGATTTGCTTTCAAGGTTTTAAAATCGTGTATTCAGGCAAACTAACACAACTCGACTCGTCAAAATATCTACCAGTTAATTTTTCATATTAATTAAAATTAAAAATAAAATGCCATATCAAAAACGATATAATGCTAGAGACTTCGGTGGAGATGATGAACAAAAAATGGTCAATCTTTTCCAATTGCAAAGAGACGATGCTAAACTTTATTTTTTAAACTGTATAAAAAATCGTCTTGATAGGTCGTATAAACTCTACATATCCGACAACTCTGATCGCGCCAAAGAAATAAAAAGCTGGCAAGCTAATGTTTTTGTCTCATATACTAACGCCGTGATTGAAACATTAAAACCAAGAATTTTGGATGCTCGTCCAGACTTTACTATTCAAGGAAGAACCGAGGATTCTCAATTAAAAGCTCCCAAAGTTCAATCTCTCCATGATTTTACTTGGGAGATTGCTTGTGCCGACAAAACAATGGAGGACGTTGTTTCATCTTCTCTTATTAACGGGATGGGATATCTTCAAGTTTTTTGGAAGAAGGATGTTCGCACAAATAAATTTTTATCTACTAACGATTTCTCTTCTAAAAAATTAAAGTGGGTAGAGAAAACTAAGACTTTCTATGATGCTCCCTATATGGAATGGGTAGATAACTACGAACTTTGGTATGATTGGCATAACACAGATGAGACAAGCAAACAATATTGGTTTAGAAGAAAACTCTTAACTGAAGAGGAAATAAAAAGACGTTATCCTCTTGCTGATGAAAAAAGATTATTGGCGGCTTTTGCCGGAACAGGCGGAGACTTAACTGATTATGCTGCTGTTAGAAACCAGGTTAAAATGTCTCATTCTAAAATAACCAAAGGTTCTTCCGGCTCTCTTTATGGTGGTTATGAGGATAAATATAACAATGCTAATATAAAAATGTATGAAGTCTTTGAGTGGTTAAGACCGTTTGATGACGAGTACGCCGTAATGGTTGGAGATGTTCCAATATTAAAAAGTAAAAATGGATGTATTCCTAATCCTTATGATTTTAAAGAAACCCTTTTTATTGGCTTTCCTTATTTAAAGATACCCGGAGAATACGAAGGTTATGGTATTCCAATGTTGTTGGAGAATTCTCAGATAATGTTGAATATGATAAGAAATCAGAGATTGGACGCTGCGACTTTGAATATTCATAAGATGTGGATAGTAAACCCGTTGGCCAATATCAATAAAGAAGAGTTAGTTGTCAGACCTTTTGGTATTATTTATTCTCAAGACCCAAATGGAGCGAGGGAAGTAACCTCTTCAGATATTAAGGCTAGCGCATATAAGGAAGACGATTTGTTAAAAGGCGATATGCAATATACTTCTGGTGTAGATGATTTTTCTATGGGAACCGGTGGCGGTGGTTCTAGTGCTACAGAAGTTAGACAATTGAGAGAATCTACGTTAGAGAGGGTCAGGTTGTATGTTAATCATTTGGGAGATGGACTTTCTAAGGTGATGCGACGCTGGACTTCTACGTGGAAACAGTTTGGTTCTAAGTCTATGACTATCAGGATTACTGGTGATAATGGTAAGGTCTCTTTTCCGTTAATTGAACAAGATGATTTAGAAGGTGCATTTGACTATCGAGCTACGGTAATTCCGTCTTTGGCAGGAAAGGATGAACTATTAAAGAAACAGGATATGGATCTCTTCCAGTTATTATCATCTGTTCAAAAACCTGGTCCAGTTGGTCCAGACGGCCAACCTGGTCAACCCATTCCTGTTGTAGATATTGAAAAATTAATTGCAAAATTACTTTTTGACTTCTCGTGGGATTATGAATCAATCAAGCCCGCCGAACAACCAACTACGCCAGACATGTCTAGTATGTTAGGTGGACAATCTGGCGCATCTTTTTCTAGCTCTTCTCCAACTACTAAACAGATTCCTCCAGAAGTAGCACAACAAGCGTTAGCAATGTTAGGAGGCGGATCAAGCGCCCCGGCACAACCTTTCAACCCCGATGGTCAATTCGGTCAGGCTAATACTCCTATTAATCTTTTACAAAACCCTGGTATTCCTCCGACGGCGACCGGAATAGTAACTCCGGGTAGCAAAGACCAAAACTTAAGGGGTTTAAATAAGGGGAGTAAGAATGGTCCAGCTAAAGTATCTACTGCGTTGCCGGTGGGTAAACCGCACGGAGCGACGGAAAATATGCTTAATCAAATACATAACGTTAGGCAATAAATAATTAATGAAAAAAACATGAATGAAATTAAAAAAAGAGGTCGTCCAAAAAAGATAGTTGAACAAATAAAGGAAGAACCTAAAGAAAAACAACCCGCCGGTATTGAAGATAATGAGGAGATGAATGATAAACAAATGGAGAATATTCTTGCTGAACTTGTTGATACTAATTTTTGGACAGCAATCAAACGTCTATCTTATCGTCAATATGAATCAACTAGGGATTCTCTCATTACTATTGATCCGGTGACTAACCCTGCATTGATTGCCAGAAATCAGGGGGTGATTAGTGGATTAATTTATCTTGAATCGTATGTTTATAAGATAATAAACGATAGAAAAATGGAGAGGGATGAAAAAGAGGGTAAAATTAACTTACCTAACTACAACAGCTAAAAAAGTATTTTTGTGCTATAATATAATTAATAATAAATAAACTTATGGGAATGTTTAATAACGTAGTTAATACATTAAAGCAAACAGGAAAAAAAGTTTCTAATTTTGTAGGAGATGAAGAGAATAATATTTCTTCTACCGTTAATGCAAAGAAGAAACAACTTTTA